ATTCCACGTACTCGTGTTGTTTCATTAATTAACGAGTGGAAAGTCATGGCATCGGCAAATGATGCAATTCGTGCTCGTGCTAAAGAAGCGTTGGCGGGTGCTGATACGCATTACACTAAACTTATTACAAAAGCCTATGAAGTAATTGATGAATCAAGTATGACTAATAATCTTAGTGCAAAAACTCAAGCGATTAAGTTAGTAATGGATATTGAAAAATCTAGAATTGAAATGTTACAAAAAGCAGGACTTTTAGAAAATAAAGAACTTGCAGAAGAAATGGTTGAAATTGAAAGACGACAAGAAGTTCTTGTTGAAATATTAAGAGACATTGCTTCAACCCATCCAGAAGTTCGTGATTTAATTATGAGACGTCTTTCTCAGATTGCTAAAGAGGGAGAGGTAATTACAATTGTCCAAGATGTTTAATGATTTTCTAGAAGTCTTAAAAGAAAATCAATTTGATGAAATTCCAGTAGACGCAAAAACATTTGTTGAGTCTGCTGATTATCTTGGCCAGCCAGAACTGTCTTCAATTCAATATGAAATTGTAGAAGCAATGAGTCAAATTTATCGTAAAGAAGAATTACAAGAAATATTTGGATCTGTTGTTGGCGCTCAATATTTTGATAAATACACTAAAAATGAAATTATTTTGCAACTTGGAAAAGGATCTGGAAAAGACTTTGTATCAACAGTAGCATGTGCATATATAGTATATAAATTATTATGTCTTAAAGATCCTGCCAGATATTATGGAAAACCAAGCGGGGATGCAATTGATATCATAAACGTAGCCATTAACGCACAACAAGCAAAGAACGTATTCTTTAAAGGATTTAAAACTAAGATAGAGAAATCACCATGGTTTGCAGGAAAGTATAATGCAAAGGCTGATAGTGTTGAGTTTGATAAATCAATTACGGTTTACTCTGGACACTCAGAAAGAGAATCGCATGAAGGTTTAAATTTACTACTTGCAGTCCTTGATGAAATTTCTGGTTTTGCATCTGAGGTTGGAACTGGGAATGAGCAAGGAAAGACTGCAGAAAATATTTATAAAGCATTTCGTGGATCCGTAGACTCTCGTTTTCCAGATTTAGGTAAGGTAGTATTACTTTCATTCCCTCGTTATCAGGGTGACTTTATTTCTAAAAGATATGAAGATGTTATTGCAGAAAAAGAAACTATTGAAAAGAAACACCTATTTATTATGAATGAAAATTTACCACATGATGATCCAAATAATCAATTTGAAATTTCATGGGAAGAAGACACAATCCTTTCGTATAAAGTTCCAAAAGTTTTAGCACTTAAAAAAACAACATGGGATGTAAACCCTACTAGGGAAATAGATGATTTTAAGTTAGCATTTTACACAGACCTTGGCGATGCTATGATGCGTTTTGCATGCACACCAACATTTGCATCAGATGCATTTTTTAAACAAAAAGATAAGTTAGAAAAATGTATGACATTGAGAAACCCAGTTGATAATTTTAGAAGGTTTGACGAATCATTTAAACCTGATCCAGAAAAAATATATTATATTCATGCCGACCTTGCACAAAAACATGACAAGTGTGCTGTAGCAATTGCTCACGTAGACAAGTGGGTAAACATTCAAGTTATTAAAGATTATCAGCAAGTAGCGCCAATGGTTATTGTTGATGCAGTTGCTTGGTGGGAACCAAAAGCAGAAGGTCCAGTTAATTTGTCAGAAGTAAAACAATGGATCATTAATCTACGTAGACAAGGATTTAATATTGGAGTTGTTTCATTTGACCGTTGGCAATCATTTGACATTCAGCAAGAACTAAAAGCGGTAGGCATAAAAACCGATACCGTTTCTGTTGCAAAAAAACACTATGAAGATTTAGCAATGATGATATATGAAGAGAGAGTTGCAATACCAAGAATTCCTTTGTTACTGGAAGAAATGTCAGAACTCAAAATTATGAAAAATACTAGAGTTGATCATCCACGTAAAAAATCTAAGGACCTAGCAGATGCTGTATGTGGCGCTGTATTTGGAGCAATATCGCATACACCTAAAGATTCTAACCATGAGATTGAGATTCATACTTGGTCTACCTCTACACGACTTGCAGAGAAGCAGAGGGCTATGGTAGAATTAGACAACAGGGAAATGCCTAACGATGTTAGAGATTTTCTTGATAGATTAAACGTAATATAAAACTAACGAGGAGAATAATGAATTCATTTAAAAAAGTCGCTTTAGTTATGGCTGCAGCCGTAGCAAGCACATTTTTGGTTGCAGTTCCTCAAGCGTCAGCAGCAATTAGTGGTGGATATGAACTATCTTCTACTCTTGCTAATGGTGCTCGTGGTGTAACCGTATTATCGTCTGATGCTGACAAGGCAGAGGCTGGTGTTAATTCAGTTATTGCATTAACAACATCTGACACCCTTGCTTCAACAGCAGAGGATAATGTATCTTTAGAAATTGCTGGACCTGCTATTTTCGGTGCTTACACAGCAGCGGGTAGCAACGCAGCAACTCTAGCACTTACCAATCTTGGTAAGACATTTACATTTACAGCAGCAACATCAACTGCAGTAAATTTACCTTCACCAGTCTTGGTTAACGTTACTGGAGCAGGTACAGTTACAATTACACAAAAGAAGAAGGTTGGATCAACCACTTCTGTAATTGATATTAAAACAATTTATGCAGGAACAACTGCAAAGACAGATATTTTTTCTGTAGCAGATTCTTTGGGTCGTGTACAAGATACATCAACACAAGGAACACTTACCTCTTCATCAGATGTTGCAGATTCAACAACTGTTGTTAATGGTGGCACAGGATATGTAAATGTTTTAGCACGAGATGGCTGGGCACAGACAATGGCAACAAATGGCGTATTGCAAGCAAATGCAACCAATGGCGCAATTGTTTCATGGGATGCGACTCCATCTGTTCAGGCTTCATTTGCAGTAAAAACAGGAACTGGCGGAGTTCTTTATGTTAAACAGGGTACTGCTAACGAAAACAAGCCAGTAGTAACAACCATTACAGTTTCATACAATGGCGTTACTTTTTCTACAAAAACAATTACATTCACAGGCCGTGCATCAACAATTGCCGTAACAGGTGTTGACATTGCACAGGCAGGCGGAGCACGTAGTGGAACTTATGACTTTGTTGTCAAGGATTCTTCTGGTAATCAGTTATCTGGAGTTACTCCAACTGCTGATACAACCAAGTACACATCACAAGTTACTGCATTATCAGTAGGTGGAGCATCTTCTGCTACTGCTGTTGCAACTGGCGGATGGACATGTGCTTCAACTTCAGGATCTGCAACTGTACGTTTACAATTCACACACTCAGATGCAACAGTAATCTACTCAAATGATTTTGTTGCAGCATGTGCTAGTGGTGTAAATAAGTACACAGCATCTCTTGATAAAAAAGAATATAAAGCAGGAGAACTTGCAACTCTAACAATCTCGGCAACAGATGTAAATGGTGCTAAGGTTCACGGTGGAGCAACTCTTGGTGCTGGCGTAGCAATTTCAGGTGGTCAACTAACACCAGTTACTGCTCCAACATCTGCAGATCTATTTGATGCAGCAGGAACAAGAGTAATCAAGTTCACTGTTGGCAATACAACTGGTTCTTTCAACATGATTGTTGATCTTCCAGCATACGTATCAACTGATTCTGCAAAGACTGTTGCATACTCAATTGTTGATGCATCTGGATCTGTTACAAACGCTCAAATCTTGCAATCAATCGTTGCACTTATTGCAACAATTAACAAGCAAATTGCAGCACTACAGAAATTGATCCTTTCAAGGAAGTAATTTCTTAATAAAACTAGAGGGTAGATTAATTTCTACCCTCTTTTTTATTGCATTAAAATGGTATAATTACTAATATAATTACACATTGGAGATGCCCCTTAATTGACTAACCTTAAACGAAGACTATTATTAGCCTTTGGGGTAGGGTTATGCGTAACAATTTTTGGAATTATGGCTCCTGATCGTGCTGGTGCTACAGAAAACCAAGAACAAGTTGTTGTAAGTCCTGCTCAACAGGCAGTTAACGAAGCACTTTCTACTGCTACTACAGAGGTGCAACAGGCCAATACAGCCACAAACAATGCAATAGGCGAGATAACACAAGCACAAACCGAATATTCCCAAGCCCAAGGTATTACAGCAGAAATAGCCACAAAAATATCTCTGGCTAATGCAGAAATAAATAATGTTCAAACCGCTATTAATACTATTAGTAGTGTTGATTTATCCGTTACTCCAATAGATCAAAGTTCTCAGGTAGTTCAAGATGCAAAGGCTACAGTAACTGTTGCAACTACCGCTATAAATAATATAACAACACAAATAACAGAGGCTCAGACAGCAATATCTGAAGCCGTTGCAGCAAAAACAGAAGCGTCTACCGCACAAGCAACTGCACAAACCGAGTTAACTCAAGCCAACATTGCAATTGATAATGCTCAAACAGCAGTCAATAATTTACAAGCCACTATTGGAACTACTACAAATGTACTTGCTGGAGTAGACGATGCTGGTGTTCAAATGAACCTTCCATTCGGTATGCAAATGGGTGGCACTGTATACAACAACGTATTTGTTGGATCAAATGCAACAATAACATTTGGAACAAATGAAGGATGGATTTATCATACAACTCCAGGCGCACCTTCTGTATCTATTGCTGGATGGGACTGGACTACTTGGAGCACAGGAACTGGAATTACATATGCGACTACTGGAACAAGTTTAGATATTGCTTGGGACTTAAGGCCTTTCCCGCAACAAGATGCTTCTACACAAATGGTTCAAATTAGATTTAATGCTGATGTTAATCCAAATGACGGGGCATGGATGGCAAGTGTAACTGCTAATGGACCAATACCAGATCAAGCAAGATTTAATGTTAGAGAAACAACCAACGGTGCACTTATTCCAATTACAGATACTAATGTTGGAGCAGGTTTTGCTGGACAAATAAGTCAAGGTGCAGCATTTACTCCATATGTAGATCCAAACACAGAAACAGTTCAGGCATCGGTTGACGCAGCAAATGCAACGATTGCACAATTAAACTCAAGCCTTACCCCAGTTGTTGCACAAAATACAACAAATACTTCTAATATAAATGCAATTAACACAACATCTTTGACCAACACCGTGAACTCAGCGGTATCAACAAAAACCTCTCTTCAGTTAACATTAAATACTAAATCAAGTCAACTAGTTACTGCAATTAATAACAACATTCCAACACCTGCCCCAATAATTTCAACTCCAATTGTTGCAGGAACTACCGCAACTATTACACCATCCTTACCTGAAGGATATACAGCAAACACTTGGTTTTATCAAGTAGTAACAGAAGATCCTGATGCAGAAAATCCTTATGCTGGTGGAACATATAATACAGATGGTGCTCCTGCATCTATTCAGTTAAGTGGTTTGACAGAAGGCGCTACCTATACTGTTAGAGTTGCTAACTGGTCTGGACCTGTAAGTCAATATACTGATACTGTTATTTCTGTACCAGCACCACAAGGTGCAAATTTAAATGGTGGTGGTCCTGTAGATACAACTCCAGTTAATACAACCCCTGTAGACACAACTCCAGTTGACACAACTCCTGTAGATACAGAACCTGTAGATACAGAGCCAATAGACACAGAGCCTGTAGATACAGAACCTGTGGATACAGAACCTGTAGATACAGAACCTGTAGATACAGAACCTGTGGATACAGAACCTGTAGATACAGAACCTGTAGATACAGAGCCAATAGACACAGAACCAGTTGATACTCCTGCAGAAGAAGCAGAGGTTGTATTTGAAGAAAGTGAAGTTTCTATTGAAGAAATATCAGAAAGTGGTGCAAATCTTTCTGTAGAAGATATTCAAGAAGTTATTACTGATTTAATTAGCGATAGTAGTTTAGATGCATTTGAGGTTTCTGCAGTACTAGAAGCAATTGCTGAAGGTGGAGAGGTTTCTGCAGAGATTGCTGCTGAAGTGTCTGAATCTTTATCAGAAGGTGGATTAACAGAAGCGGAAGCAGAATTTATTACAGAAATGCTTTCTGCAGATGGAGAAATAACAACTGCAGAAGTTGTTAATTTATCTGAAGCCTTATCTGAAGACGGCAAATTTACTTTAGCAGAAAAAGATTTAGTTGCAGATGTATTGATAGAATCAGCAGAAGGAGCACCAGTAACTGCTGCAAACATAGAATCGGCG